TGTGCCTCCTGCCTGATAGTGTTGATCACCCTGGGCGTGACAATGGCCCTCTTTGCCTTCCTGTGTGCTAGGAAGTCATCCCAGCAGTCCTGTGATACGTCTGTCGGTTTCATACGCTCTCCTTTTTTGAGAACTGTAAACCTGTTTTTGTGTCTTGTGTTGTGATTTATTTCTATCGGAATTCACTCACCTATAGTCTCTGATCTCTTGAGACATAACTTCCCCAGGGTGGAGCCGAGTACTTTTGCGAAGCACTGGGATTTCCACCTCTCCCGCCTGTGTCATCCTGTGACAGGGCCAGAGTACCCGGAGGCTGCGATTGTTTCGATGTTGGAGTGGTCTTCCACCGCTGGCTCCAACGTCTACACCAGTCCCTCGCAGACAGGCTGGTCGGCTCGCAATCAGGGTGAGGATTGGCCGGTGTTTTCTCCCTCGCAGCCCATGCAGGCTCTTGCTATCGTGAGGGGAACGGCTGGCGTAGAAATGAAAAAAGCCACTATCTGCTGCCCCCCGGTAGGAACCCACCTTAGTGGGCGAGGAGCATGAGATAGTGGCCTTACTCTTGTCGGTTCCTACGCCAACAAGGATAGTTTACATCAGAAGCAAGTAGTCGTGCAATTGGTTCCATAACAACACGTTGTACAAACCACCATTCTCCCGTTGTAAAAGTACGTACTGGTTACACAGTTGGCAACAGCAGCACTGGATAGCAACATTCCGACAACAAAGATGAATTTACGCATGACTGTCTCCAAAAAAAGCGTCCATAGTGATCGGCGCAACAGTCCTGAGTTGCCCCAGGATCTGCTCTGCTAGCTCCCTGTGTTCCTTCTGTGTAGTGGGGTCAAGCCTCTGCTTTAGGTAATGGATCCAAGATCTCATCGACCCGTTTACAAACAGCCTGGACATCGTTAGACCCTCTGGAAGCACTGCTCGGGCCTGCTCTTTGGCAATCCCTCTCGACAAGGCTTCCGAGTACGCTCTGTCCGCAGTCTGGATGATGTTGGCCTGGACAGAATCCCACCATCTCTGTAGTTCTGGATCTTTGTTCTCCAGACTGTTCTGACGGTTGGTGACATCCTGCAACCGTGCCTCTCTCGTGACCTGTGCGCTCTCAAGATAGTGAACGCTCGCATATCTTTGGGAGAACTCCTGAAAGCTGAACGATCTGTGGCGCAAGATCTGCCGACCGATGTCCCTGGTCGTTTCAAGCTCCATACATACATTGGCCATCTCGAAAGGTGAAACGTGACCATGCTCCATCAGGTAACGCAACAACCCTGTTTTGCCGGATGACTGATCTCTAGGGTTGCTCACTCTTGTGATGTACAGGATCTGCTGGTCGATGTCGGGTGTAGCCCATTGGATACGTGCTTTCATTTGATGTTCACCAATCCTGATTCAAACAACACAAGCATGGTCTTGCGCCATGCCGCTTCCCACAATTCCTTCCGCTCCTCGTAGGTCAGCTTGTTGCCCTGGTCAATGCTGGAGTGACAGGACACACACAGCGCAGCGGAATAGACGTCGTGCGCCTTCATTCCCATGCCTTTACCGTACTCTGACCAATTGGCATGAGCCGCTTGTGTCTCACCTTCGCGTCCGCACAACTGGCAAGGAAGACTAGCCACTGCTCGCAATAGAGCCTTGTTTCTGTACATTCCACCACCTCGTTATCTCTTGTTGAAGTTCCTCTCGCCCCGATATCCCGCGTGATTTTTCTACCTTCTCCAAATACTCCCGCCTTTTTTCCTTGCTTCTCTTACTCAAGACGTATTGAGCCTCGCAGTACAACGCAAATTCCTTGCTCTGCAAGCCCACTACACTTCCGTCTGGTAGACGCTTGGCAATCGCTGAATCGTGTCTCTCTCCGCACGCATAGCACGTAAGTCGTCCGTCCACACCAGACCCTTCTCCGTCGCCCATGCAATCACCCGTTCCACATAGTCAGAAAACGCAGCAGTCGTCATCCCTGTCGTCGTTGGTTCCTGCTCGATCACGTTTCCATTGGGAAGCTCAATCACCCTGCCATTCAGGAACAGAGTCTTAAAGTACGAGTGCCAAATCTCAGCGCTGTATTCCGACCCAGGCTTGATCTGATCTGCGATCTCATGCAAAACAGCCCAATAAAGCGCGTTTTGAGCCGTTGTCCTGTTGGGTTTGGACACAGACACCACCCAGCCCAATTTAGCGTCTCTGACAGCCTCTAAAGCCTTCTCACGAGCATCGTGGTTGATGAGCGGAATGATCATAGACCCCCCCATTGGTTAGCCATCGCTTCTGCAATGCCTTGGTACGTTTTGCTGCGCTCCTTCCAACGATTAGGGCTTGGCGGCATCCTGTGAATCCGCGCATCTCTGCCACTAACAATGTTTGTCGGGACAAGTTTTGGAAGCTCTTTAAGCCACAGACAAGTAGCTTTTGTCTCTCCATGACCAAACATCCAAGGCTGAATCACTTGATCTGGCTTTCTGATTCGGCTTGAGATGATCGACACCGGGTTCTCTAGGGCTATCCGCGAGATCGGAGCAGTCAACAGCAGCCTAACAAAATCGATAGCTTCGGCTTGTTCTACCTGCTTGTCCTTGAACCATCTAGCACCGCTTACAGCCAGATGAGTGCATGGGGGGTGGGCAATCATCAAATCCCATCCTTGATCAAGCACATCTTTGACATCACCTCGATAGTGCGGCCCCGGCATATCAGTTGGCAATAGATCGCATGACATCGCATCATGCCCAGCACGAATAAACGCATCTCTAACCGTCCCGCTGTACTCACAAGCAACAAGAACCTTCACAACTCCTCCTCTTTGAGTTTCCAGCGATTGTTTTCCTTGTACCAACCATGCAGGATCACCCTCCAGCCTGATCTCAGCATCTCTGGGTAGGCTTCCGCTTCCTCGATCTTGTGTCGCCTGGCTGATAGGTTGGACTTGCTGGTCACCTGGACTGCTACAGTCTCACCGTTCCCGATGGCCAGCAGGTCGATACACCCAAAAAGATCGTGCTTGCGCTTAGTGAAAGCGTTGTAATGCTCGACTGTGGCCACGATGTAGCCCTGCTCAGACAGATGCGCTTTGCTTCGTACGGTCAGGCTCATTGAACACTCCAGGACACAGATCAGACGCCTTGACTCGACCCTCTGTCAGTCGCTCAATCTCCAACGCCCTCTTGAGCGGAATCCCGTTGTCACGCCACTTGTAGATCGCCTGTCGAGACAGATCCAGCTTGAGAGCCAGTCGACCCAATCCACCCAGATATGCTGCTGCTACCCTAAGACTTGTGTTTGCGTCCATGTTGACACCTCCTGACGCGATGGTACACTACGGGTTGAGATGTTGCAAACAAACGTCAAAAAAAAGTTGTTGACAACCCAAAAACAAGTGTGCAGAATGACAACCATCGCAACACAACAGGGGATTGAGATGATTGACGTTAAGACCTTAGCAACAGCACTCGAAGTCTTGGAGTGGGCAGACAAGTTGCCGTTCGACGAGCGTTGCCCGATCGACTTCCTGTCACGGGTTGACGCTGCGATTGACATCAAGATTTGTCTTAAAAATATCAAAGTCGAGGTTAGCCATGAGGGAGAATGACCAAAACCGCTGGGAGTACGAGGTCCAGCAGTGGGAAGAGCGTCAGCAGAACAAACGCAAGCTCCTGGAGTACAGCATTGGCGGTGCTCTGTGGATCTTGTTTGCAGCGGTGATGTTCGGGTTCCTTGCTCTGTGAACGATCCTGAATTCGTCTGGGTGTGCGCCGCCGCCACAGACGTAACCCAAACATGGCGCAAATTCGGTTGGAAACCTATTTCGGAGAGGACAGATCATGAAGCAAATCGCATCCGCGCTCGTCAAAGCTCAGCAAGCATTCGGGCCAGCACTCAAGACCAGCAGCAACCCGCACTTCCGCAGCAAGTACGCTGATCTTTCCGCAGTCGTCGAGGCTGTCATCGACGGACTCAACAAGAACGGAATCTTCCTGACTCAACTCACCCATGAGTGCGACAACGGAGTCATCGTCGAAACCATGCTGATCCATGAGTCCGGTGAGACTCTTTCCGGTGGCAAGCTCCACGTTCCTGCTACCAAACAGGATGCCCAGGGTTACGGGTCGGCACTGACCTACGCTCGCAGATACAGCCTGATGGCCATCACCGGCATCGCTCCAGAAGATGACGACGGCAACGCTGCATCCAAAAAGCCTATGAAACAACTGGATGCCTCATCAGCCGTTAAAACGCTCTCAGAGGCTCAAACGATGGAAGATCTGAAATCCATCTATGCCAAGGCTTTCAAAGCCTTCCAGGGAGATTCTGAGGCTCTCAAGGCTATCGACGCAGCAAAAGATGCTCGCAAAACGCAACTGATGGAGATTGCATGATGGAACAGCGGACCGATGATTGGTTCGCTGCCAGGCTTGGATCTGCTACCGCATCACGCATGAACGATGCGCTGGCAGGTCCAGACACAGCAGCCAGACGGAACTACCTCATCCAGCTTGTGACAGAACGGTTGACAGGACAACAGCAGGAGTCATTCTCATCCGCAGCCATGCAGAGAGGTGTAGACCTGGAGCCTGTCGCACGAATGGCATACGAGGCCAAACACGGGTTTGTGGACAAAGCAGGGTTCTACAAGCATCCAACTATAGAGTGGTTCGGGGCATCACCCGATGGACTGGTTGGTGATGAGGGGCTTGTCGAAATAAAGGTTCCAAATAGCATTACACACGTCGACTACATCTTGGAGGGCAAAGTCCCAACAAAGTATAAGCGGCAGATGCTTGCTCAATTGTCCTGCACAGGTAGGAAATGGTGCGATTTTGTGTCGTTTGATGACCGTTTACCTGAGCATCTTCAGCTTTTTGTGGTCAGATTCGAGCCAAAACCAGAAGAAATCGCCAAACTGGAACAAGGCGTGATTGCATTTTTAACCGATGTTCAAAAGGAGTTTGACAAGTGCCAGTCCTATACGAAGTGACCGCAGCGGGTGAGAAGTACCAAGCCAAAGACGGATCAGAGAAAACCAAGTGGATTCGCATCGGATCTGTCATCCAAACCAAGTCAGGCAAAATGTCGCTCAAACTTGAAACTATCCCTCTCAACTGGGATGGCTGGGCAAGCCTGATGGAACCACGGGATGAGCCTAAGAAATCCAGAGAGCCGGGGATGGACGATGACCTCCCATTCTGATCCAGTCAACCCAACCCACTACAAACAGGGTGAGATCGAGTGTATAGACGCTCTAGCCGCTGCTTGCCATGACCTCCAAGGACTCGATGCGATCTGCACTGCAAACGCAATCAAGTACCTGTGGAGGTGGAAGCAGAAGGGTGGTGTGGAGGATCTGAAAAAGGCTCAGTGGTACATTAACCGACTGATCAACACTCAATAATGTCGCCCAGGTACTCGACTTCGCCCTCAGACCGCACCTGTGCGATCTGTGGGTAAAGTAGCTTTCCGTCCCTAAAGGACAGAACAACAAAGCCTGACCGCCAGTCAACAGGACTGTCCTCCAGGTACTCAAACTGAGGTCCATACAGATCAGCCAGAGTGCCTGTGTCAATGCCGTATCGAATGCCGTTGTAGTCAGTGATCGGGGTGATCTTCAGTTGATGGAGGTGGCCTGTAACCGTAGTGCGGCCAGAGTTCAGCGTGTTGTTACGAGTGGCATGGACACCACCACGGATGCGATGCTTCACGACAACATCATTGATATGGACCGACCAGCAAAACGTCCAGAATGGGAAGTGGTCCTTCAACTGAAAGCCTGGAACACCCTCGAACTCACCTACTTGGTTGGATAATTTGGACTCGAACCTTGCGTCGTGATTGCCAATAGGCCAGTACAGTTTGGCTCCCTTAGCAATCTTCTCGATGTTCTCTAGGCTCTCAACAACCGCCTTCAGTTCGTCCCTGACAGATGGAGGCTTTGCCCATTGTTGCCTGCCGAATCGAGAGATGGAAGCCCCGTCAAACGCATCACCGTTGCAGATGATTATGGATGGCTTTTCCTTCTCGATCACCTTCAACAAAGCACGGTAGGCTGTAGAAACATATCCAGGCCAGAAATGAGCATCGGAAAACACAACCACCTTTCCGTTCTGTAGCTCGGTTTCAAGCCTGCCAGTCGCTCCCATCCTTGACTTGAGAGCCTCCACACGATCTGATGGACGATCCAGTGCTGGAATCCCGTGTCGCCTGAGCCTGTCGATCACCGATCTGACATGGAGTCCAGTGCGCTTGGACATTGCTGCTGGACTGGGGTCCATCTCATATGCAGCCCAGAACTCATCGTCGGAGATCAGCTTCATGCTTGAAAAGCCATTTCCTGACCGTAGGATTGTCAGCAAGAAATGCGTACACTCCTCGCTCAACTTCTGCGACCTGCTCCTCGGTCAGAGATGGGCAAGCAGCGTGAATCATCTCGTGAAATAACGTGTCTTGAAGTGTCCCGAGTTCACCTTTTTTGATGTATATCTTTCTCTGACCAGGGTCACACAATCCAATGCAGTCAATATCACAGTCAATGTAATCGACAACCTCAATCGACCACTTCCTACCGTTCAGTTTGACTGTCTTTACTGGAATCACGGTTCAGCCATTTCACTCGCTGTTTTTGACACTTCCAAGACCCTGCGTGTCCAACCCCTAGCAAAGGTCGGGAAGTGTGGCAAACCCTGGAGAAACTCCAGACGCTTGTCGCACAACTCTTTTGCCAATTCAGCCGCGTCACGCGCTTTTACAGCTTCCAAGGTCTTAGGACCAATCGCACCGTCTTTCGTGGCTCCTACGCATTCCTGGAGCGTTCTAGCAGCCCTTGCTGGGCCACTGTTGACCGCGTAGTCAAACACAGCATAGTCAACACCGGGAGGCAGGTCATCTGCTTTAACCCGGTCCCAGTAGTTCTTGCGATAGAACGGTTTGACTTTCTCAACGGTGAGATCACGCATCTCCTGCTCTGTGACCTCTCGACCAAGATACTCTTCCCACGCTGCCTTAGTGACCCCAAGGTTAGTAATGCCACCTGGGTCAGCCTCGTGAGCAACGAAACCCCCTTCGTGCTTGATCACCATCGGAAAGCAAATATCGAACTTCATCGCTTGATTGCCTCAGCAACAGTCGGCGCAATCTTTTCGATGGACCGGCCCACAACATATCCTCCAAGACCGAACTCTACAATCGACCAGAGCTTTATGTACTCGGCTTCTGACAGATTGGGAGCCGCCCATCCAAACCATCGAGCGACAATCAGGCACACAAACACAATCATTGTCAGTGGCCGCCAATTGCTCGCCAGCCAATGAGACGATGCCGCCTCAGTCTTGATAATGTCGGCAGCAGCAGCATTGAGTTGATGGGCGTTCTGCCATAGCTGAGTTGTCATCTCTGCTTCTGCTTTTGCCGCTTCAGCAGGATCAGGGAACTTTGCAGCCACGATCTTACCGAGGATCGGAGCAAGAACAGGAATTAGGGCTTGAATCATTTGACCCAGCTTTCTATTGCTGTTTTAAGCACGAGCAAAGCAGCACCAATACCTGCAAGCCACTTCATAAACGCAACAAGCGTCTGGGCCGTTTTCCAGGCTTCTGCGAGGTCTTTGATGCTGTCGTTGAGCGTATCCACCTTGTGCTCCAACTTCTCAACGTGCGCTCTCAATTGCTCGACTTCGCTCATGGTCATCACCAGTAAACGGCAAAAAACACCCCACCCTGGAGAGTGGACGAACTGAAAATGGTGAACTGCGTCGTGCTACTTATAGCACCAATACACGCATATCGTGTTGCACCGGAACTTCCATATCCACCAAGCACCACAGCATAGTTCGTGTTTGGCGCAGCAGTGGTCATCGTAACAGTCGCAGGATTGGTCCCACTGACAGACGCAACATTGCCACCAGCAAGAAGGTTCCCAGATCCGTCAATCACACCCCATGCCCTAGCACCGAACACAGGAGCAGATCCAGATTGAGCACCACTCAACTTCGCTCCGGTGATTGCACCATCTGCCACCGTTGTCGCGGTTGTTGCAGTCGTTGCCGTTGTTGCAGTTGCAGCATTGCCTGAGATGTCGATCCCCCAGGTTCCGCTTGCACCCGTTCCGGTTTTGGTCGGAGCATCGTCAGCAATCTGGGCAACAACAAACGCAGTTGATGCGGCCTTGGTCGTGTTGTCATCAACAGATGCAGTCGGAACAACAGGAGAGTCCGAGAAAGTTTTAACACCAGCAATCGTCTGCGCGCCAGTTGTATAGACACCGTTGGTGACTGTAGCGGCATTGCCAGTAATGTTTCCGGTAAACCCAGATGAGGCAAACGTGCCAACAGACGATCCGTTGACAGCAACACCGATAACATTTGCACCCCCGGAGTAAAACCCGGTATCCGTATCACCATTGAACGTCCAAGATGGCGCAGCAGCAGTCCCAGCGGGAGCGATGTACTTGTCATCAGCACCAGATTGCCAGTCCTTCAGGTCTGACATCAACTGTCGAATAGCATTGTTGATTCCAGCAGGGGAGCAACCCTCTGCGATGTTGATTGAGTTGATGTCTGTGTTCAGGTCTGGATTGGTATCGAATTCACTGATCTTTGTCTTTGCCATGTCACGGCCCCATCAAAAGTCCGGAGGGAAGGATATTCTGTACTGCGCCTGTATCAGACATCGACCCACCTAGTTGACCTGCTGCAAACGGGCTGACAGGCGCGCGGCCAATGGCTCCAATGATCTGCGGGACTCGCTGACGCAATACATCCATCGCATTACGTCCCTGCAAGTCACGAATGATCTTCTCAATTTCTTGTGGGCTTTGCTGGATGAGCATTCTAGCGATTTCGTTTGATGCCGCCTGTACTTGCTGCTCTTCCAAAGCCCCCATATCCCGCCTGAGAGCATTAGCCACAATCCCTGCCACAGTGGTAGATGTCGGCAATTCTCGCGCAGCCTCGCCACGAATCCGACCCATTGCAGCCTGTCGTCCAGCAGTTTGTGATCCAGCCGTGACTTGCTGACTGGTAATCTTCATCTCCAGTTCACGAGTCAGATTGTCCACAAACTTGTCGTAAGACTCTTTGCCGAGTCTGGTGTTCGGAAAGGTCAGTTCAATCGCTTTCAACGTCCTGCGATCCAATAGCTTTTTAGCATCAGCCATTGTGCCGCCAAGCACAGTTTCACCGACTTGCTCACCACCCATCCGATCAAGCAAGCCTTGCATCGCTCCGAGACGGAATGCTTCCTTCTCAGAACCGCTCATCTTGCGAACGTCACCAGTGATTTCGTCGATCTGCTTTGCAATGGTCTGCGGAGCAGAAGACATGATCTTTCTGCCTTCTGTCATAGCATCCATCACAGCAGTTTCATCTGCCCAATAACTCCGAGCGCGAGCATAGGACGGATTATTGCGATCCACCATGTTCAACAGACGCTGACGAACATCCTTCTGACCAGCAAGCTCTGTGCGACCAATCCCACTCTGTGGAGCCTTTCCAGTGAACACAAGGTCATCAAGACCCATCTTGATAAAATGCAAAAACTCGGTGTTGATGCCTTTTACCTCATCACCGGCTTCTGTGATCAACTTGCCATCAGGAGCAATCGACACCTTCGGCAATGGAATGTTTTTGTCGGCAGCAATCCTGACTGCTCGCTCATACGCAGACTGAGCAGTCGGAGTCCGGAGAATGTCTGTCAATTCTTTATTGACTGGAACCTCAACACGGAATGCTCGCTTGTACAGCTTGCCACCGAGGTCAGAACGAGCCTCTTTCAGCGCGTTGAATTCATCAAAAAACGATGCTCGACTACCGAATGCGTCTTGCAGATCGGATGTCAATCGAGACAGCATCCCTCGGTCACGCTCACGCAAGAATTTTTCCGCAGCCTGTTTTCCAGGCCCAGGAAGCTGTGCAGCAGCATCCAGATAGGCACGAGTATTCGGACCAATATCTGCGAGCGTATACGGCTTTCCTGAGCGTTCTAGGACGGTTTGCAGGGCAGCATCCAGCGATCCAACGTCAGACTCGATTGCTTCTCTAACTGCTTGCCTAGCAGAATCAACACCGGCCCTCGTTGGAGTCCTGAACATGGAATCAGCGAGCGATGTCGTTGCCTTGCCTGCAACTCGACCAACCAACTGACCAATAGGAGCGCCAATAGCTCCAAGCGTAGCACCAACACCAGCGCCGGGAAGACGCTCGGTAATGCCACCCTCAGCCTGTCCTGCGCCACTTACAGCACCAAACCCAGCACCAGCCAATGCAGCGCGGCCAAGGCTCATTCCTGGTAACAAAAGACCTGGAAGGACTGCTCCACCCAATTCTGCTGCCATCGCAGTACCGGGAGACTCTTGGCGATACCTTTCAAGTGCACCACGCTCCATCGCAATACCGGCTTCACGAGGTGTCATACCAGGAAAATACGATGCAACCTCGCCAGGAACAGGTGAGACAAATGACCTGATTGCACCAATCGCTTCGTCTGAAAGATTCAGCGACAAGCCTTGCATGAATGCGCCAAACGAGCCAGCAGACTTACCGCTTTGCAAGGATTGCAGCACCCTTTCACCATCAGGGGTCAGTTTCCCAGCCTGTTTAGCAGCCGAAAGCTCTTGCTCAAGCTCTTGGATTTTTTGCATTGGGGTCATGTCAGTCCCTTACCCATCCTTGTTGACGAGCAACTCCACCAGCAGCAGGACGAGCAACAGCTTGCGGCAACCATCGACCGCGCTCATCTTCAGTCAACAGCGCACCAAGACTTTCGTCGTAGTCTTGAATGGCAACCTCACTAAACCTGCCTTCCATCGCAAGTTTATTAACGTAATCAGACAGTTTTGCGTTTCTGCGAGCAATCCGACGAGCATAATCTGCCATAAATTGACGACCCTCTTCAGTCCTAGAAAGTGAAGGAATGGCATTGATAAATGCGCGGAACTCAAGATCAGATGTCGCTCCAGAACCTGTTGCACGAATACCAACAGCAGCAGTCGTTGCCAAGGCTTGAGCCAAGTCATCACGAGACGCCGTGTCGCTCTTAATACCAAGGAATCGCTGAACGTCGGTGGTCAGCTTGACCAAACCACCTCCGCCCGCTCCTTTAAGCAAGTTGTTAACTGTTTCAGCAACTTGAGCTTGTCGCATCGAGGATTTTGCGTCTTCTGAAAAACCGGCAATTCTAGGAACAATAACCTTATTGAAAATTGCATCCTCTTTAGGCATATTGATCTGCGTAGCATTGGCAGCAGCAGATTGAAGCGCAGCCTGACCGATTTCTGCTCGTTGTTGCGGACTCAACTGACCGATATTAGGAGTTCCAAATTTTACTCTGGCAATGTTTGCATACTCACCTGTAAATTGCTCTGTTTCAGTCGGTCTGAGAACAGAGTAATCCTTTGTCCTCGAAAATTCTGAAATTGACTCCGGGGTGTACTTGGATGGATCAACCGCAGCAAATAACGATTTTTCCTCCTTTGGCTGACCCAATGCGACCCTAGTTTGGATCGCCTCAAACACCGTTTTCAGCTTGTCTGGATCGCCGCCCAGAGCGCCACTCAGCGCACTCAGCGCAGCCTGATTGACGGTGGGTCGATCCAGCGTACCTCTTTCTGCTGCACCAATTAGCGCAGCCAAAGGATCGGGAGCCTGTGCGCCTGTAGTAAGTGCTTGCTGACGCTCAGTCGTCATCACCTGTGGCAACAGTTGGCTGACAAGTTGCTGCTGTTGGCGCTGACGCTGCGCCTCTTGCAACTTCTGCATAGTTCCAGCCTGTTGAATCTGTTGATTGACTGCCTCCTGATACATCTTCTGACCGGAAAGCAATCCAGATCCAATTGCTTGACCGATATTCGTGCGAGTCCTGCTAGGACCACCCGCTTGCAACAAGCCAGCAGCAAGACCCAACAAACCCTGTTGTCGAGCCTGTTGGAGCATATTTTCATCACCAAGCAGACCCATTACTGGATTGGCAGGAAACAGACGATCAAGAATTCCGTCCATACTTACCTCCGGCCCGGAAAGTAGTTCAACAACATTTCATCTTCACCGGGTCTGACTTGCGTCCGAAACATGGTGGGAACACCAAACGCACCGAGATCCTCTCTCAGCGGAAACATCTCACCGTATCGCCCAACAGGTGACATGGCCATCGGAGGAGGCTGGAATGCCATCGGAATCGGTCTTCCTGGAGTTGCTTGCATAGGAGCCGTCTGCGCCTGTTGCGGAGTCATTGAACCCGCAAGTTGAGCACCAGCAAGCAATGCCTGCGGACTTGCAAGACGAGACATCAGAGTCGGAGCAGCAGCAGATTGGGCAGCGCCAGACAACAGAGCACCACCACCCGGAACAGCAGCAGGGATTGCCCCAAGGCTTCCAGCAGCTTGTACGCCCATCGGGGTAATGCCAGCCAACAAGCCAGAACTAGGCGCAGCAGCAGCACCAGCAGCACCAGCCCCGGCCAACATACCGCCACCACCGCCCAAAGCAGCACCCAGCAGAGCACCCTTCAGCGGATCTTTCTTGTTGGTGACAGCGCCAGCAGCAGCGCCAACCATTGCCAAGGTCATCGGATCAGCCATTTAATTCCCCTGAGCAGTCAAACCAAGATTTGTCCTTGGCTGATTAAAGGCGCCAATTAACGCAGCGCCACCCAATGCAGTTGCGGCAGGATTGGTATATTCAGGCGTAACCTGCTGAGATCCCGCAGGTACACCACCCAGATAGGACAAATACTGCTGGAGAGCCTGGAAAGGTGCTTGCTGCTGAAAATTGAATCGGTTGATAGCGTCCTGGAGTTCCTGTTGTTGATACTGCTCACCCAACTGACCAGCCTGCAACAGACGCTGTGCACCAAGATAATCCTGTTCAGCAAGACCGGGAGCCAACTGAGCCGCTTGCAACATTGCAGCCTGTTGCCGAGCCAGAGCCTGTTCCTGCAAACCACGTTCTTGCTGGTAGCCTGCAAAGCCAAGACGCTCACCCAGACCAGCAAGGTTGGCGGCGAGACTCTCAGCCGCACCAGACTGGAGTTGACCCATCGCACCAGATCCGTATCGACCAGCGCGAGAGGCTTGGGATTCGATATTCTGGATCTGTTGTTGGAACTGAGAGGTGATCGGTCGCGCAGCAGCCTCGAACGTGCCCTGTAGAAATGGATTCATTCCCAGATACGCACCCGCAGCAGTAGCAGCACCAGGACCACCACCCGCGGCAAGTTGTTGGACACTCTGCTGTGCCTGACTGACCAGCGGAGAGCCTGCCTGAGCCCTCTGCGCTGCGAGTTCCATCGCTTGCTGAGTGTACTGAGACGGTCCGACATAGGTCTGTCCACCGAAATACTGTGGGACATACCCTGCTCGCATCTCACCCGTCTGCGGATCTCGATACTGTAGCTGTCCAGTCTGAAACAGATTCTGTGCTGCACCCAGACCCTGCTCAACAAACGGAACAAGCCTTGGGTCAATCCTTGTTTCAGTCGTGCTAGGACTCGATCTGCTAGCCATTTAACACCTCTTTCGCCCATTTGACGGGCCTGTAGCCGTGTTTCTCAGCCATTTTCGCCCATCCTGGACGGTTTGACTCAAACGTGATTTTACGCACCCCACCCAATTTAGCAATTTCCTCTGCATGACGGAAACCATCTCCCATCAGAAACTTTCCATATCCTGCCCAGATATGCAGAGAATCGCCAACAGGCTGAAGCACACCAAAACCTACAGGCTGACCGTCTTCCAGCATCAGCCATAACATTGATTTTCCGGTGTAACAGTCGCAGTAGATGTCTTCAGGTATCCAAGGATCTAAACTCGCTTCCTTGACCTTGA